ACAGGAGGCGTGCCCGCGACCTTCTCCGCGAGCGTCTTGGCGAGAAGGTACTGGTTGCGCAGCGCCATCCAGAGCAGCGCAGCCCAGATCAACGACAGGATGAGAAGATCAAGTTTCGAGAGCAGGTTCTCGATGATCGGGTTCATGCAGGAGCACTCCGGTGGAGTACTCGACTTGTACAGTAAGTAAACGAGAAAAACTAGTAGGGGGCACCACTTGCGTGCATTGCGTTGTAGATCAGCGTCGCGGCGCTCGACATGCCAGTGTCGTTGAGGTGAGTGTTGTCGGTTAACCTATTGGTTGCATTGAGCGTATCGAGGTTCCCACCAGCAAAAACCGTCGTGTTGTTAACGACCGCCGCCTGCGCATTGGTCACGTTCGCGCTCGTCGTCCCACCCGACCAACTCTCAGTGTTGATGAAGAACCGCCCCGAGAACCCGCAAGCTTGGACGTTGGCAATGACCGTGTTGGCCGCGGTGGTGTAGTTCGCCTGCGACGTGCCTGCGACGGTGTCCGCTTCCCCCTGCCCAAAAAGTATACCTTCGGTGACGTTGGTCTGCGGCCCGAACCCGCGCGCCACGATGCGCTTATGGGCCGCGCATAGGTTGTTCACGAGCGCCCCGGTCGCATGGTCCGCGATGAGGCTGCCGCCAACGGCAATCGGGACGATGATGACGCGATCGAACTGGCCGCCCGAGATGAACTTGTCTGCGATGCGCGCGCCTATATGACCGACACCGGACCCTGAGACGGACGAGGAAACCCACGTTGATCCGAGCGGCTGATCAGCCCACGCATAGACCGAACCGTCGAAGGGGTTCAGGTTATCAATCGCGGTGCCGTTCGTCGGCGTGTATGCGGTCGGAGCCTCCGCTCCCATCAATGACTGGCCGTCGATGATGAGGACCAGGTTGCGGATGCCCGTGTTGATTGTGAGGTTGCGGACCGTGCGCCCGCCTGTATCTTGATAGCCAATATTACACATCCAAGAACCGTTGCAGTTCTTGTCCGTGCCCATCACGAAAGGGTCGGGAAGCCCACCGCCTGAGAAGGAGGCCGCATAGGCAGCGGCGCTGATAACGAAAGCTGCGACCGCAGCGAACAGTTTTTTCATCATCGACCTACATCAACATTTGCCATTCGAGCAGGGAGTTCGGGGCGCCGACGCCGCTCGTGCCGCCGTTCACGGACGTCGCATGCGAATTGTCGCCAGCTTCAAGCGCGTAGAAGTTGTGCGCTCCGATCTGCGGTGGGTACATCGCTGGAGAAGTACCGACATAGGACTGCGTAACTGCCGCTGTGGTTTGGCCAAAAAAGTAGTGATCCATGCTGGTGTTTGAATCCAGCCCGACGCCCACCTGGAAAAAAGCCGACGCTGTTGCCGCGAGGCTAAACCCGTTGGCGTATTGCCCCGAAAACCCATCGTTCTGGAGGCCAGAAACAAAGGTCACATTCATCGTTGCGCTGCCGTTCGGCGCTCTGACTGTGGAGCTCGTGTACGACCAGCTTGCTGTGCTGTTGACGACTTGCGCGCGGACCAACTCGCGATTCGCAGCATTCCAGATCACAACCCGCGCAGCGCCGCCGCCGGCCGCGGCTGAGCCGGGCGTCCACGTAATCTGCCCTGCGTTCGTACCGTCCGTGGCAAAGGTGCCGACAAAGTTGCACTGGTTGACCGGGCATGAGATCGTCGTTGAAGCGCCAGTCCTGCATGTCATGCCTGCAGAAGCGTTTGTCTCGATGCCGTTGTAAAGCACGAGACCGCCTGTAGCCGCGCGTGCAGTTGAACTTGCCCACTGTGGACCTGTGCAGAGAACCGGAGACCCGCCGTTCAGGGCAACAAAGGCGTCGAATACGCCGCTAGCTGGCCAGTTTGCGCTTGAGGCCAGATTCAACGAAAGCCCAACGTTGTCCGTCGCTGAAGACGTGAACTGGTGCGGCAGCATGTTTGTGCCGTCATAGATCGGCACAGAGAGGCCAGTGTAGGGCGCATAGTAGAGCGTAGTCGCATTAGCGACCGCGGACACCATGACCGGGACGCCGCTTGTGATCGTGAGGCGCCCTCCAAGGGCCAGCGAAGCTGGTACCCCCGCGTTCTTGGTGCAGGTGATGGCACCTGCATTGGTGATCGAGCAGTCACCGCTGACGGTCCCCATCTGCGGCGCACCACCCGTCACACCGAGAAGCACTTGGCCGTTGGTGCCTGCCGCGATGCTCGAAGGCGCCGCACCCGCGCCGCCGCCTATCACCACACCGTTTTGCGTGAGTGCCGCCGAGGACCCCATCGTCGTCGTTGACGAAAAGTAGGGGACGCCACCTGAAGTGCCCGTCAGGTTGGCGCCGGTACCGCCGCGCGCCGTCGACAAAACGCCGGTCCAACCGAGCGTAAGGTTCTGCGCAGAGATCGACCCCGTGACGTTCGTGTCGTTGGTGACGGACTGAACCACGTTCGAGTTGAGGCGACCGGCTGCGAGCGTGCCGGTCCAACCCAAGGTGAGGGAGACCGAATTGAACATCGCGTTAGTCGGCGTGCCGCCCAGGGAGACCGTGACATTGGTGTCATTCGTCGCAGTCAGCGTCCCGGTCGTCGTGGAAAAATTTCCGTTGGAATAGCTGAGTGGCGCGGTTGCCGAGAGCGTCAGCCAGCTCGGATTGCCACTTGCGCCTCCGGTCTGCAGGATCTGCCCCGCCGTACCGGGGTTCAGGCACGCCCATGCCAAAGATGGCGTGTTGTAGTAGAGCAGGGCCCCTACTGTCTGACAAATGCTTGTGAGGGTTGCCTGTGTCTGCGTTGCCCAGAAGATCGGATTACTTGGCCCTCCGGACGTTAGAACATTCCCCGCTGGGCCGGGCGGCAGCGTCTGCCAGTTGAAGTTGGGCCCGACGTTGCTCTTGTAGATGATCGACTCGGGTACCGGCGGACGAACGATGTCATAGCCGATCGTGTTCAGGATTGTGTTGACGTCGACCCCGACCGGCGGGCCGAACTGCCCGCTCACATTGCCGTAGAACTGGTTGGTGTTGATCCCCGGCAGAAGTGTCAGCGAAGACACCTGACAATTAACCCAGGAAGGCGCATTGCCGACGCCGTTCGTCGTTAGGCACTGCCCGGGGTTGCCAGGGGGCAGATTGAAGCTCGCACCGCTCTGGCCCCAATAGTTGATCGAGCCCCACGGGCCCGAGGGGATGACCTGCGCGGCTGCGGGCGATGCGAACAGCGCAAAGAGGAGGGCGAGGATTTTTCTCATTCGTAGGCCACCGAGCAAGGTGCGCCGGCAGCGGTCACAACGAGCCCGCTGAAGAATGGAAAAATCAACTGATAGGAGCCGGCGCCAAGCGAAGCTATCTGGTTCGATGCTCCTGCGCCGCCGGTAGTCGCCGAATCAAAAAGCGTCGCCGTGCCGCCTGTACTGACTACAAGCGTGACGACTTTTCCAGCGCCAACCTTCACCTGCACGGTCGCCGCGGCGATGTTCAGCGCGCTGTCGAGATAACCTTGGGTCATATGCATGCTACATTTTCCTCGGCATTGAACCAGGCATCTGGTCCGCGTGGATCATCCCGGGTGGTCCTTGGTTGCGCGGCGCTCCCGGCTGCGCGCCTTGCCGCGGCGTGCCCGCAACCCCCGGACCTGCACCGCCTGGCACACCCGGCGCGCCCTGCTGTTGCGCCATCTGGGCCTGCGCCTTGCGCTGCTTCTGCTGCATGTGCAGAAAGATGTGCTCCTGAAATTTCTTCGCGCTGCCGCCCGAGCCCTGCGCCTCATTGATCTTCATCGCCATGAGGTGCGCCTGGATGTGCTGGTTGTCGTCGTCCATCTCGTGCGTCGGGACCTTGTAGCCCTCGGACAGGAGCATGTTCTCTTCGTCGACCGGCACCGGCAGCTGCATCTCGGGCGAGATGAAGATCAGCGGCGCAAGCCTCGGGCCGAACGTGTTCTCAACGAACTTCGCGATGACGGGGACGAGATTAACCTTGTAGCCATTGAGCTGATCGGGCGGGATGCCGCGGATCACGTTCATGCCGGCGATCTGCTGCTGGATCATCTGCGCATTGCGCGCGCTCTCCACGCCAAGCCAACGGAACTGATAGTGACGGTTGAACTGGACCGGCGGGATCTTCTCCATGTTCGCGCGGTGGCCCATCTCGCCGTACTGCGCGACCGTGAGCTCCTCGTCGCGGTACTGGTGGTCGAGCTCAATCATCCGGTTCAGCATCGGCGTGAGGATACCTTCCTCTACGACCGTGACCGCATCCGCCGTCGTAAGAATGTCAACCTGCTGATTTTGCGCCACCTCCGCCTGGTTCTGCTTCTTGAGAGAGTTACTCTGAGTAATCGCAGCCGGATTGACACTGAGGGTCTGGAACACTTCACTCTTGATGGTCGCAACCATCTCCAATCCCTGTTTCCACAGCTCGGGAAATTGCGCGAACTTGGTGTCATTGGGGTTGGTCTCCCAAATCGCTGCCATCGACAGGATCATGCTGCCGACGCGCGGGTTCTTCGCGGGATCGGTCATGACGATCGGCATCAGCGCATAAGCTGCGCTATCAGCTGCTTCGTTGATGGTGTCGTTGGCCAGGTATTGAAGGTCTCGCACTGGGTCAACTTGAGATCGTCCCTTGAAAGCTCCTTGAACCTTTGCCACTGGGCAGGAGATAAGGGGAAGATGATCGGACCAGAGTGGATTGCGTTTACAACCAAGTACGTTGTCGGGCCCTCCAAGATAAGCTCGACAAATCCGACGTTCACCCTCAATGCTGAGCATCGTCCAAGTTTCATAGGCGAGGGCGTACTTGCCGCGACCGTCCTTCTTGATGCCAGCTGCATCAACCATTTCTTTCGCCTTGTTGGGCTTCTGTGATCCTCCGGTGGCGTCGTCGCCCGACATGGACTTGAGGAGTTTCTGGGCAGCTTTTTTCTCAAGGTCCCCCTCCTTGATCATCTTGCGGATCTGCGTCTTGCTCCAGCGGCGCAGGATCGTGACGCTGCCGCCTTGCGCGAGCGCTTCCTCCAGCGAGTCCGCGGTCTGCGGGAGCACCAGCACGTCCGAATCCGAGATCACCTCGACGAGCGGCGCACCATGTGTGAGGGTCTCTTCCTCGATGGTCTCGATCTCGTTGTCCGGGTCGGACACCCCCTCGTCGATCTCGACCGGCTTGCGAACCCGCTGCACGACATGCCGCTTGGTCTTCCGCCAGCTGACGTAGATGTTGTACTGCCCCTCGATGTCGCCGTTCTTCATCAGCGCCGGCATGATCTGCGTGCGCAGGCGCGCTTTACGGATGTAGTGTTCGAGCAGGGCGACCAGCGCGTTCGGCGTCTCGCCGTCGGAGGAGATCACCTCCACGTTGCGCTGGCTGTTCGGAAACATCTGGTTGACGAAGCGCGTCTTGCGCGCCTCGATCGCATTGCGCACGATGGGGACGAAGATCTGCGCGGTGCCGTTGTAGAACTGCTTGGGGCCGAGCTGGCAGTTGAAGATGTCCCAGTCGTCCATCTGCTGGTCGGCGCGCGGGCGCTGGTCGTCGAACCCTTTCTCGACGTCCTTGTAGATGTCGAGCAGTGCTTTCTTGATGTCGGACTTGGTGGAGAGCTCCTCGTCCCGGTCGAGCTTCTTCAGCGCCCGCGCCACTTCCTCGGGCGCGCCGCCGTCCTCCTCGTCTTCCGGTTCAGTGCGGACGTCGTCCTCGGCCATGCGTCACCAGGCACAAGCCAAGGCGACCACTACGACGAGTACCGCCGGCCACATGCCGAACAGCACCCGCTCGCTCACACTGCGGTCGTCGTCCACTCCATCAGGAGCCATGCCTCAAGTACTCCGACGCGCCGACAGGAACCGGCGCCCGGAGGCATCATACTCGTAGTGGCGCTCACTGTCATCATCCGCGGCCACTCCTCCACGGAGTAGTCCTGCGAAGGCCTCCAGCCCCTCCATGAGGACCTTGTGGGGGCCGGTCTTGGTGAACTCGGAGAGCTCACCCGTGCGGAGCACGTCCCGGCAGTACCCCCCGGAGAAGGCGTTCAGGGTCCACCTGGCGTTGGTAGAGACCCGAAGGCAGGGCTGCCCCCGGGAGGTCCGTTTCAGCAGCTCGCGGATTTCGGCTTGGCCAACAGTGAGATCGACGCCGGTTCGCAGGCCAACTGGAATTTTAGCGGCCGCCGCTCGTAGGCCCACGGTGTCTCGACCAGTGAAGTGTACAGGCCCTGCGACAACTCGCAGAGGTGTTCGCCCGATCTCCAACCCAGCACTGGCCACAATGCTTGAGAGCACCTCACCTGGATCGCCTTCTCGAACCCAGTCCCCGACGACATGCACCACTCCCTCAATAACCTGTGCCAGAACTCCACTCGTCCAGCTACTATTCGAGTTAACGGCCAACCACGCGGGCGTCCGCGCGGTTATCGACAAGTCCTCGAAAATATTATTTGTGCTGAAGTCCTCGTAGACAGGAACCCCCGGCCGCATTTTGAGAGCGTATGCCAGAGCGTTCGGCGCATCAATCCTGCCACTTGGGAACGAAAGCAGTTGTGCCTGCAGTTCCGGCATGGATTTCGCGAAGATCACCTCCCGCGCCTTGAAGAACGGCTGTAAGCCTTTGATGAACGAAAGCTTACCAACTGGGGCCTTCATCGCCCTAATTGGGACCAAAACGTTACGTTTTGACATCTCCTGACGCAGTGGTTGTAGAAGGAACTCCTCCAGGCCGTCGCGTTCCACTCCGATCTCGACCGGCGAATATTCCTCGTCGATCACAAAGAGTTGATTAACGATTTCATCCGGTTTCCACAATGCACCGCCTCCGTCCCACACGATCAAGCGGTTGTTAACCCAGCTCCACACCGCCCAGCCGGTACTGGAGGATGTACTCTTTACGGAACGCGCCGGGTCGAAGAAGGCGAACGTCGCCTGCCAGGTCCGCACGATCGGCTCGACCCGGAACAGATCCGCGGTGAATGTCTTGGTCGCGGGGTCCTCGGCCTCGCACATGAACTCCTGCTTGTACTCGGTCATGAGCCCGAGCCGGTGGAAGTTCGCCTTGGTCTTGTCGATCCACTCCAGCGGGTAGCGATCCGGCCAGGCCGCCACGCGCTCGCCATCCAGGTCGAGGTGCTCGATCGGGAAGATCCTGGTCTCCCAGTCCGGGTCTTTGGCCAGCTGCATGGCGAGGGCTTCCCGGTCCAGGGGGGTTGCCAGCACGCGCACGCGGGCATCCGGGCTGAGCGCCGGCATGACCGTCTGCATGAACCACTTCAGCGTCTTGAGCCGCGCCTCCGGGGTCTCGACGTCCTCCTGCTCCTCCAGGTCGTCGGCGAAGCAGAGGTCCGGCCGCTGGTCGAGGTGCTTGGATCCGCGCAGCGACATCCCGCGGCCGAAGGCCTGGAACACCACCCCGTTCGTCAGCACGATCTTGCCCACGTTCCAGGTAGACCCCACGAGGTCGCCAAAAAGCTCCTCGATGAAGGGGTTGGTCTCGAACTCGTGTTTGATGCTCTCCAGGCGCTCGCACGCACGGTCGTAGGAGGACCCCAGCACGATCGCGTTCCTGAACTCCCGGAAGCACGCCGCGACGATCGCCCCTTCCTCCGACAGGGTCGACTTGCCGGCGCCGCGGAAGGCCATCACCTCGACTTTGGGGGAGGGGGAGTGCCAGAGGTCGATGATCTCGTAGTGCAGGTCCGGGGTCTCGTTCGGATGCCTGTGGCCGAACAGAGCAGCGTGCGCCAAGCGCTTGTTGCGCCCGAGGCGCAGAATGACCTCCTCCCGCTGGTCGGTCACTCGTAGACGCCCTTGATGTTCTGGTTGAAGAATTGCCCGGGTGAGGACGCCTCTAGAAGGCCGTTGTATACCGACGCCGGTACCTCCTGATACGTGTAGGTCTTCCCCGAGTTGAACTGGATTTGAAGCATTCCAGTCTCGATGTCGTAGGAGCACCTACGCAGGTTAGAGCTTTGGAGTTCTTGCCATTTTGCCATGTGGTCCACTACCTCCTAACTTATGTTAAGATATTGAAAGACTCGACAAACTTGTGATTCTCCCGTATATGTCCGTGGCGCGGTGCATAGGACCAGTGTGTGAGCGCCAATCAATTTCAACCGGAGAGGCAGTGTATCATGAGTGCTAACCATGTTGCGAGTGGGGCCAAGGCCCAGTCCGTGGAGACCGAACTCAAGGACGTGGGCGAGGAGGCGATCTCCTTCCAGGTCTTCCAGAGGCTGTCCCGCATCGAGAACGTACTGGCCTCGCTGGACGCCCGCGTGGACGAGCGGCTCTCCGCGATCGAGGCCCGCCTGAACGGCGCCGCGGGGCGCAAGTCCACCAAGGTCGTGGAGACCAAGCCCAACGTCCGCAACATGCTGATGGCCATGATGCAGAAGGGATGGGTGTCCGAGACCGAGATGATCTCCAAGACCGGCGAGGTCGGGACGCCCTGGCAGACCATCGGCGTGCGCTCGTTCGTCACGAAGATGCGGACCTTGGGGATCGCGGTGGAGACCGAGCAGCGCGATGGCGTGCCCTACTACCGGATCGCGAAGTGATCGGCCGCGACGTCCTCTACATGCTCGCCGCGCTCGCCGTGGTACTGGTCGCGGTGTTTGCGCCAAGGCCATCGGGGGTGTGCCACGAAAGCCCTCGCGGCGAACAATCGTGCACGGTGGCCAGCGGTGACTAACTGACGGCGTCGTAGGTCGCGGCGAAGATGTCGGGCTTGCAGGGGTAGAGCTCGCCCTTCACGCCCTTGATGATCCAGTCGCCATGCTTGGCGATCATGTCGCCCTCCAGCGTGGGGATGGTGAACTCTATGTAAGGTGCAAGCTCGCCACAGGTCTCGGAGAACCCGGTTGCACTGCGCGCCGGGTTCTTCGCGCTGATCACATCGCCAACGAAGGCGCAGACCTCGTTCCATGTCTTCCACGAAACCTGAACAGCCTCGATCTCGACCGGCTTCTTCCGGAATTTGCCCATGTGCGCCTCTTGCAGGAGGAGTGGTCGCCCGCGGTCCTTGCCGGTGGGGTGGAGGGTGAACCGCGGGCGGTCTCAGTAGTGAGCCCGCACAAGATGGCGCGTGAGTGGGTACTCGTCAAGTGGTAGGGCCGCCCCCGGGAGGCACAGGAGCGGCCCACGACCAGCCTGCACCTGATCGGAGCCGCGAGGCTCAGGGGCAGTGTACTAGCGCTGCAGTGCCCAGTCCACGGCTGTGTCCGTCTGACAGAACGCAACCACGAGCACCACGGCCAGGATCAGCAGGAGAAGGGGGTCGTACCTCATATGTAAACCTATGCATGTAAAGTGTAAGGTTTTGTATGCGGGGTTGAGCATATCAGGTGGGAGTAGGGCGGCAAGGAGTTTTGAAAATGGCGCGCGGTTTGGAAGTTGAGGCATAAAATCCACATCCGGGGTTGGGCCCCCCCGATTTTCCCCGAGTTTAGCCTTTACACCCAAAAGTAAAGGGCGCGACATCATTTAGATACCGCCAGTACCATCTATCGTGCATATAGTATTTACATATGTAAATACTCGGCTTGCGTTGTTCATGCGATACGCGAGGCGCCATGGCCAAGGCATTGAAAAGACTAACTATCTTGGATTGTAAACAGTAGAGTAGTAGTAGTATTTTAAAAATAAATGGTTGAGGAAATAACTCGTGTAAATACTTTGCGACGTGTAAATACCGCGCCAAGTATTTACACCTTTACATTGCCTGCTCGTGATGTCCTACGCCTTCCAAATTTTCCTACTAGTCCTCCAAAT